TAAGTACTTCATCAATAACTATTGTCGAATATCTCACCCAATGAAAGGACTTATACCTTTCCAAACTTATCCATATCAAAACGATCTTATTGATGATTTTAATGATTTTCGTTTTACTGTGATTTTAAAAGCAAGACAGCTTGGAATTTCAACAATTTCGGCTGCTTATTGCGTTTGGCTTATGTTGTTCCATCGAGATAAGAATGTTCTCGTTATAGCTACAAAATTTGCTACCGCTGCGAATCTCGTAAAGAAGGTTAAAAATATAATGAATTATCTTCCGGAATGGATGCGGGTAGCAAAAATTAAAGTTGACAATAGAACATCCTTTGAGCTTTCAAATGGATCTCAAATCAAAGCTGCTTCTACTTCCGGAGATGCCGGTCGTTCGGAAGCATTGTCTCTTCTGGTGATTGACGAGGCAGCACATATCGACGGACTCGGAGAATTGTGGACAGGTCTTTATCCAACTCTGTCAACGGGTGGTCGTTGTATTGCTCTATCTACCCCTAATGGTGTCGGTAATTGGTTTCACAAAACATACGTTGATGCAGAAGAAAAGCAAAATGATTTTAAGCCGATTATTCTCCCATGGGACGTGCATCCCGAAAGAGACCAAGCTTGGTTTACTAAAGAAACTAAAAACATGTCTCGAAGACAAATAGCGCAAGAATTAGAGTGTAACTTTAATACGTCCGGTGATACTGTCATACATGCGGACGATATAGCATGGCTAAACGAACAAATAAGAGAACCTCAATATAGAACAGGATATGATAGGAATTTTTGGATATGGGAGAAACACCAAGAAGGAAGCACTTATTTATTGGTAGCGGATGTAGCAAGAGGTGACGGTGCAGACAATTCAGTATTTCATGTTTTAAAATTAGAAACTATGGAAATTGTAGCAGAATATCAGGGCAAGCCAAATCTAGATATGTACTCTCAAATGATATTTTCAGCAGCAACAGAATATGGAGAGTGCCTCTTAGTCGTTGAAAACAATGGAATTGGCATTTCGGTATTGGAAAAACTAATTACTCTAGGATATCAAAATATCTACTACTCGATCAAAGGAACTCATGAATATATAAATCAAACTCAAGGCGAACATATGGCAAATACTGTTCCGGGTTTTACAACATCGATTAAAACAAGACCTTTAGTGGTGGCAAAACTTGAAGAGTTTGTAAGAAATAAAATTTTAAAAATATATTCCTCTAGGACATTTCACGAATTTAGAACTTTTATTTGGAATAATGGAAAACCTCAAGCCATGAGATCTTATCATGATGACTTAATAATGTCTCTGGCTATTGTATGTTGGGTACGAGATACAGCACTAACTGTTTCAAAGAGAGATGTAGAATACAAAAAAGCAATGTTGGGTGGTATGTACTTAAAAACAAATCGCCTAAATACTACCATAAAGGGAATGGAAGGTCATAAAGACGATTTCAAAACTAAATATGAAGAAGAGTTGTCTTTGCCGACAAAGTTCCCATGGATCTTCAAAGGATAAAAATAAGTGGCTAAAAAGAAAAGAAATTTGGGTAAAAACCCATATAATCCGGAAAATAATTTATTTCGTTCACTAACGAGATTGTTTTCTGGTCCTATAACCAATAGAAGAACACAGACCGGTCGACAACTTCGAAGAAGGCATCTGGACATATACGCTAATCGTTTCAAATCAGCATCCGGCAAACAGTTTAAAAAAGTGGAATACAATCCCATGACTGTTCTCGCTGCGAATATGATTTCGAATAGAAATCGTAGTGAAAGATATGTTGATTTTGATCAAATGGAATACACACCAGAAATAGCTTCTTCATTAGATATATACGCCGATGAAATGACTACCCATTCTTCTCTACAAAATATGTTAAGAATTAGTTGTCCAAACGAGGAGATAAAGTCAATACTAGATAATCTTTACCATAATGTGTTAAATATTGAACACAACTTGTTTGGGTGGTGTCGTACCATGTGTAAGTACGGAGACTTGTTTTTATACTTGGAAATTGAAGAAAAAATGGGTATAAAAGCATGTATAGGATTACCAGCACAAGAGATCGAGAGATTGGAAGGAGAAGATGAATCTAATCCCAATTATGTTCAATATCAATGGAATTCTGCTGGTATGACTTTGGAAAATTGGCAAATGGCACATTTCAGAATATTAGGAAACGATAAACACGCACCCTATGGAACTTCTGTACTGGAGCCTGCGAGAAGAATTTGGAGACAGCTTACTCTATTAGAGGATGCAATGATGGCATATCGTATTGTTCGTTCCCCCGAAAGAAGAGTTTTTAAAATAGACGTTGGGAACATTCCTCCACAAGACGTTGAACAATACATGCAAAAAGTCATGACTCAAATGAAACGACATCAAGTTGTTGATCCCACAACAGGAAGATTGGATTTAAGATATAACCCTCTATCAATTGAAGAAGATTATTATATCCCGGTGAGAGGCCAGTCGCAGACTGACATACAAAATCTAGCTGGTGGTCAATTTACTGGTACCGTTGAAGATGTTAAGTACCTAAGAGATAAGCTGTTCTCCGCCCTTAAAATACCCCAATCCTATCTTACGATGGGAGAGGGAGCGACAGAAGATAAGACCACTCTTGCCCAAAAAGATATTCGTTTTGCTCGAACAATACAGAGATTACAAAGAGTAGTTATTTCCGAGCTTGAAAAGATTGGTATTATACATTTGTTCACAATGGGTTTTAGAAATGATGATCTATTATCATTCAGTTTGAAGCTTAACAACCCTTCAAAGATAGCAGAATTGCAAGAACTCGAACAATGGGACAAAAAATTTAGTGTTGCTGGTAATGCAACTGAGGGTTATTTCTCTAGAAGATGGATTGCTGAGAAGCTTTTTGGATTATCGGAAGAAGAATTTTTGCGAATGCAAAGAGAAATGTATCATGATAGAAAATTCGCCGCTAGCTTGGAAGCCGCAGGTCAAGCGCCTGAAGCCGGAGCAGGTGGAGGTGGCCTAGGAGATCTTGGCGGTGGAGAAGGTGACCTTGGTGATTTAGGCGGTGGAGAAGGTGACCTTGGTGATATTGGTGGAGATGCTCCTGCTGATGAGCCGGCTGGTGACACAGGTGGAGATGATGAGATACTTCTTGCTGAGCCACCTGCTAAGCGAGATGATGAAAAGAAAAAAGAAGATAAGCCAAAATACAAAAGAGGTCGATATAAGAGACATAAAACCTCCTACTCTAAGGGAGGCTTATCAAAGCAATTAAAAAGAACTCACACACCAGAATTTGGTGATACTAATAGGACACTGTTTCCCGGCAAGTCTGGTTTCGGTGGACTTGATTCTCTAGCTAGAGGAGTTACTGAGGGTACTGACGTGAATAAAATAGAAGAAGAAAAACTATTTAGTACGTCTCGGCAAGTAGATCTATTGATTGAGAGTTTATTAAAAACAAAGGTAGCAGAAGATGAAACACAATAAGAAAAGAAATACCGCTTTTCTTTACGAATGTCTTTTAAAAGAATTGACAAAAATAATTGTAAGGAAACAAGCTAATGATAAGGAGAATGTAATCTCAATAATAAGAGAAAATTTTTCCAAAGGAAAGATTCTATATCATGATTTGCAATTATATAAATCGATATTGGAAAATAATGATAAGATGACATCGGACTTTTCAAAGCGTTTTCTTGTTGAGACTCAAATTGATTTTAAAAAAATCAATAGAAAGTCTGTCTTTAACGCACAGACAAAGTTAATTTCGCAAATCAATCAAAGTTTGGGATCCAATGTGTTCAAGAATTTTGTTCCAAATTACAAAGATATAGCAACTGTTGGAACTTGGCTAAATTCAGATTCGTTAAATGCAAAATCTAGATTAATCGTTGAGACAAAGGTGTTGCAAATATTGACACCTAAAAACAATCAGAAAAAAGAAATGCGACATATTGATAATCTAACATATCAAACGTTTATACAAAAATTCAATGAAACCTATAAAAGATCTTTGGGTGACAATCAAAAAGCATTGCTTACAAATTATATTGTGTCTTTTTCTGATAATGGGCTTGGACTTAAAACATTTATGAACGAAGAAATAAGCAGAATCAGAGAAAACCTAAGCAACATGCTAAAAAAGAATAATCTAGACGAACAATACAGAAGTAACACACAGAAGGTTTTAGATAAGCTTGATTCTTTCAAGAAACAACCAATAAATGAGAGCATGGTCAAATCTCTATTCTACATACAAGACTTAGTGGAGGAGATGAATAATGGCCATTAATGTCACAATAAGTTCGCCAAACCAAGCAGAGCCTAAAAAAGTATTAAAGGTGACTCTGAAGGGTTTGCAAAAAGTAGATTATTCCTATAATTTAAACGTTAGAGAGGCCCTCAATGGTGACTTTCTAATATTTGATCACAATGATATCGATATCGTAGTGCTAAAGGGTCCGAAAAAAGTTGTGGCTTTTGCAAAAGATTTAATGACAGAGACAGTATATGGTGCGGAAGCTAGATTATTTGAATACTTAAGGAAAAAAGGAATTATACAATATGATTCAATCCAAGGTGGAAATGTATATGGATCATTAGAAGGAGCAATCATAGATTCTAAAGAGCATGATATCTATGAAGCAACAGTTGTTAATATTGCTGAATGGCTCACTAGTGAAAAACCAATGATGGATGACGCCAGAGAGTACGATGATGATTTGGATAATTACTACGCTAATCCGGACGACAATGAAACTACAGAACTCGGAGAAGTTCCTCATGAGGAAGAGAAGGGATCAATGGCCCAAAGAGGTATGTTTGCTCCATATATCTATGGAAGATATACATACTGAGGGATCATGGATTTAATACATTTTATTCTTGCCTCTTACGGTATGACTTTTATTATTGTATATGGAAAGATCTTTGAAGACATAAGACCAAAAAAAGATTACTCCAAAAAATGGAACACACTGTTTCATTGTCCTCTATGCATGGGATTTTGGGTTGGTATCTTTATGTGGTCCGTAAATGGTTTTACAGAACTATTTACATTTGAATACAATTTAATCAATGCTTTTGTGTGCGGATGTATTTCTGCCGGTACAAGTTATTTGTTATCTATGATCGTTGATGATTTTGGAATTAGAAGTGGAGCTAAAAATGATGACTAAAAAATGGATGCTACAGCCAGTTAGACGTTGTTGCTCAGGATCCTGAGACGGGCGGAGAGAGACCGCATTTATTGGAGAACAATATGAAAAAATTATTAACAGAGTTTCATGAACTTTGCAAA